GCCTCGTCTCCCCCTCTGGCGGGTTTTATTTTTTTAAATTTGGGGTGCCTAAACCGATATCGGAATGGGTGCATTTTGGCGAAGCGATATCTGTTTGAGGGTATTGTTATCGGATTTCCGATATCGGCATGGAGGTTTTTTTGATGGCTGGTCGGGCGAAGGTTGGCGGTGATGTTACGCCTGTGCGGTTTGCGGATGGGGTGTTGGCTCGGATAGATGCTGTAGCGGGGAAGGGTCGGCGGGCTGAATTTATCCGGGAAGCGGTGGACCGGGCGCTGTTGCCTGCTTGTGTTGAGGAGCGGTCCGGTATTTCTCCTGACGTTTCGGCTATGCGGCGGGCGCTGAACCCTATCGAGGCGGTGCCGCGCCCGCCTTCTGTCAGTTCGGCATCAGTGACGATCGAGGGAAACGCGGCTTCTACGGTCTTGGCAAGGCGGCGGGTTCTGGCTGCTGCGGAGCAAGAGCGGTCTGACAAGATGAAACTGCTGCTTGAGGCGGTGCGTCGGCGGGCGATGACGGCGCGGGATGCTTCGCTGGAATTGGGCTGGCCGGAGATTTTGACGGCGAAGGTGGCGGACAAGCTGTTTGCGGCGGGGCTGGTTCACTTTCCGCGCGGCGCTGGCGTGATGGAGGCGAAGTAATGGGCGACGTTACTCAGATCGGTCCTAGGCCGGATGTAATTTTCGTGTGCAACTGTGGCTGTTCGACGTGGCGGCTTTTGCAGGATGGGGCGATCGAATGTGCCGCATGTGACAATCGTTCTACCACCACGGGTTCTTGGTACACGGTGCAGCCCGAGGCAAAGGAGTTTGGTGGCGAGCCTTTCCAGGACGTTCGGGGGAACGACTCCATCGAGTTTGCCAGGTCGCGGATCGAGCGCATGTCAGGAGACGCGGACGTTCGACTGATTGCCATCGCACGGGCCAACGGGTCTGTTCATCTTTGGGCTGATGCTGAAACCAAAAAACAGGTCAAATGGACCCTGCGGCGCTTCAAGGAAGCTGCTGATCTTCTGAAGAAGCGGATGCGCTGATGCTGCCACAGACGCCTAGAGGCAATTTTGTTTATGAGCCCGACGGGGAAGTCCTCACGGAATACTTCTGGGACCGGGGCGAACTCTCGATCATCCAGGGCCCGATCCAGAGCGGGACTTCGACGTGCTCCTGTCTGAAACTCTGGGTAATCGCGGAGGAGCAGGCGCCAGACGTTGACAATGTGCGGCGCACGCGCTGGCTAATCACGCGGGACACATACAAGGAACTCCGCGAGACGACGATCAAGACGTGGCTGGAATGGTTCCCGGAAAACGAGTGGGGCCAGATGATGCGGTCGGAGCCGGCGATCCATCACCTGAAGCGCCGGCACTCAAGCGGTGACGGGACGCTCGTCGATTGCGAGGTCATCTTCATCGCGATTCCCGACGCTGATGTGGCGGAGCAGGTCTGCGCTTCCTACGAAATCACCGGATTTTTCAGAAACGAGGGCCAGTTTTGCGAAAAAGGCGTGGTCGACGAGCTTCTGTCGCGGTGCGGCCGCTATCCTTCGATGCGGAATGGCCCCGGCGCGACATGGCATGGCGGCTTTGTCGACCTCAACGCGCCGCGGGAAGGCCATTGGATCCCCTACATGCGCGGCGATCTCCTGTTGCCGCAGGAGTGGACCGAAGAACAGAAGGCTGAGTTCAAGAAACCGGATGGCTGGAAGTTCTTTGTGCAGCCTCCGGGCCTGATCGAAAAGAAGATCGAGGGGAAGATTGTCTACTTGATCAATCCAAAAGCAGAAAACCAGAAACACACAAAGAAAGACTACCTTCAGATCATCGCCGGAAAGTCGAAAGAGTTCATCGACCGGCGCGTGATGAACAAGGTTGGCCTCTATGCCGACGGTCAGGCGGTATATCCGACATTTTCTGAGATAGAGCATGTCGCATCCCCCGAACAGGTTCCGATCCCAGGCGCAACGATCATCTGCGGGCTGGATTTCGGTCGATCTCCCGCCGCTTGCTTCGCGCAATGCGTTAACGGCCGCTGGATCGTCCTTTCAGAATTGATTGGTGAAAACGAAAGCGCCCAACTGTTTGCGCCGCGTGTGAAACGGCACCTTGCGCAGAAGTATCCCTGCCACAAAGTCGAGTTCTGGGGCGATCCGCGCGGTGCAGATGGCACGCAAAGCACTGAAACGACTGCCTATGACGTTTTTCAGTCGCATGGCATGAGGGTTTTTCCGGCGACGTCAGACAATAACCCGGAAATGCGCCGATCAACCGTCGAGGCGGTACTTGAGCGCCGAAACGGGTTTTTCATCAACCCATCGTGCATCACGGCCAAGACAGGTTTTGCGGGCGGCTACCACTATCCGAAGATCAAGGGCCTGCCCGGCGTCTATTCAGAGCGCCCCCGGAAGAACCGCTACTCGCATATCGTCGAGGCGATCGAGAACGCGCTCCTCGGCGGCGGTGAAGGCGACGCGATCCTCCTCGGGTCGAAGCCAAAGCCAAAAGCGTCCAAGCCGTTCCGGCATCGCGTCTCGCTGCGGAGGTCAGCGTGATCCTCGAATGGTTTGTCGGCTTTCACTACGGCGCATTTCGCAACTATCAGGGCAAAATCTATCCGCAGGGATGGTTCGGCCATGTCGAAATCTGGGGGTACACCGAAGACGACACATGGCTGTTCCTCGATCCGCAAGCCTCTGGCCCCATCATCATCGTTGAACACCGCTACGACGACGTTATGGACCAACTGAATGCCAGACACACGATCTGCGACGTGATCTTCCGCCTGCCAAATGAGCGGAAAGCCCTGTTCCCTCTGCACTTTCCCATGAACTGCGCCACAGTCGTCGGCCAGATCGTCGGCCTACGTGCATTTACGCCGCGCGGTCTCCGAAGGAAGTTGCTCGCCATCGGAGCAGAGGTCATTCATGAAAACGCCCAAAGAGGATCCAGCGGACAAGGCAGCGCGGCTGAGAGAGCGGCGCCTCTCTGAGATTGAGCAGAGCCAAGCGGTTCAGGATCAGGCAAAAAACCTGCAAACTGACCTTGGCGCCGTTTATGGCCTCCGCGCGCTTTCGATGTTCGGCACCCCAGGGCGGCCCGCACCATCGGTTCCCGTCGCGCCGCCCGTCAAGAAGCCAACGCTCGGCATGGGGCGCGACCGGTGAGAAAGCCTTCAAAGGATTTTCAGACGCGATACTCGGCCGCCCTGCGGTTCCGAAACGACATTCGCCCGTACATTGAGGAAATCCTCAAGTTCTGCTGCCCCGGCCGCGAGTTCGACTTCTCGTCGTCGACGAAAAATCAGCACGACGTGGATACCTACATTTCGTTGCCGGAGGAGGTCGCTACAGATCTGGGTGGCGATCTCGTGACGTACTTTACCCCGTCCGAAATCCGGTGGGCATCCTACGAAGTGATCGAGGATATCCCGGAGGATATTGCGGAATCGGTGCTGGAACTTGCCCAAGCGCGCGAAGACACGATGTTCGACAAGCTCATCTCCCCATCGAACTACAACGATATCGCGCCGCAATGGGGCTTTGAGGCGGCAACACACGGCACGCCCGCGCTCTGGGTCGAAGCGAACCATATCGCTCAGCCGATCCATTGCGAGGCGGTCCTTCCGCATGAGCTCCTCGTCACGCCGGGTCATCGTGGATATCTCGACCGCTTCCGCGAAAAGACCGTCGCCGCAGAGACGCTGAAACTTCTGTTCCCTGAAGGCGACCTGTCGGACCCCAAGATCAAGTCGAAGATGGACAAGCCGGGCGCAACGGCGAAAGTTTGTTGGGGTTTCTGGCTGGACTGGTCAGACCCCGGCAATCCCATGTGGATGAGCGAGGCCACGGTCGATGGTGTCCTTGTCACCCCGGAAAAGCAGATCATCGGTCCGATTACCGGTGCATGTCCACTCCTCGTCGGTCGCTTCAATCCGCAGCCCGGCAAGCCGTGGGGCAGAGGGTCGGGGCGCAAAGCCCTTCCTGACATGCGCGTTCTCGATAAGATGGACGAGATCGTCATGACCGGCCTCGATCAGTCGCTCCTGAACACGCTGATCTATCCGAGCGATGGCGCTCTCGACCTCGAAAACGGCATCGTCGCTGGAACCGCGATTCCGGCCGGTAAGAACTTTGACCGCAACCAGATTTTCGAACTGAACCGCCAGACGAATGTCGATCAGGGCTGGTTCGCTGAGGAGAGGATCGAGGAGCGTATTCGGCGCTCGTTCTATCAGGACGGCCCGCGCCAACGCGGCGACACTCCCCCGACGGCGGCGCAATGGCTGGATGAACGGCGCCGGGTACAGCAACGCCTCGGCAAACCGTCCGCTCCCCTGTGGACCGAGTTCGTTCTGCCCCTGATTCAGCGCTTCGAGTTCCTTGGCGTGCAGCTTGGCATTCTGCCGGATGCAATCACACACGACGGCATGTCGGTAAAGGTCTCTCCGATCTCGCCGCTTCAGAAGGCGCAAAATCAGGACAAGGTGATGGTGACGCGCTCGAACCTCGATCTGGGGTTCTCCGTATTCCAGGACCAACTCGGCCAGATCGTTGATCCGGTCGCCACCTTCAAGAACATCGTGAAAGCCTCCGGCGACGAACTCACCGTCATCGCAAAGGAACAAAATGCCCCTGCCGCTCCGCCTCAGTGAACCGGGTCCGATCCTTCAGTACATGAGTTTCTTGCGCAGTTTCGACGCCAAGACGGCTGACAAGGTACGTGCGGCGGTGCGCTCAGTGCTTTCAACACCTGATGGCGCTATCCTTTTGGATTTGCTAGAAAAAGCTACCCTTAAAGGTCATGTTCCGATCACGGCAGACCCCCGTGCATTAGAAGCGATCAACGCTCAGAGTTTCATCCCGCTCGATCTTAGGAGGATCTTGAGCGATGAAACTGAACAACTTCTTTCACGACAAGCTGACAAGGCAAGCGCCAACAGACCCGGCACCGGGCGGCGATCCAGCACCGGTGGTGACGCCTGATCCGGCGCCCGCCGCTGACCTTTCTTTCATCCCGGCCGACTTCCACACCGACGGCAAGCCCGACACGGCGAAGTTCACCGCGCACTATCAGGATTTGGTGGCGCGTGACGCCCAGATCGCGGAGCGCATGGGCCAAGTGCCTGAAGCCTACGACTTCGCCATCCCTGCCGATCTGAAGTTCGAAGGGCTCGACCTTCCTGAAGGCTTCGCGGTCAAACTGGCAACGGACGACCCGGCCATCGCCCCCCTCTACAACGAGCTTGGTTCCTTCCTGAAGGAAATCGGCGCTCCTGCGGCTGCGGCCTCGAAGGTGTCCGAACTCCTGGCTTGGTACGAGGCGACCAAATATTCCCAAGCCTACGTCGCCAACAAGGCGGAAATGCAGGCTCTTGGCACCCCGGCGCAGCAGAGCGCCCGCATGGCGGCAATCGACCGCGCCATCTCCGCAAAGCTTCCGGCAGCGCAAGCCAAAGCCCTGAAGGCGGCGACAACCACATCCGCAGGTGTTCAGGCGCTCGAAGCCCTTCTCCGGCCCGGTGGCTACACCGCCCCGAACGCGCAACCGAACACCCCCGAAACCTCCGGCATGACCGCTCGTCAGAAGCTGGACTACGCGAACTCTCAGACGAAAACCTAACGAGCATAAGGACTTAGAAAATGCCGCATACCCTTGTTGAATATGCAAAGACGTTCACCGACGTCAAGAAACAGGCGGTGATCGAACTTTTCCCGGAAGCCGTCGACTTCTGGGGAATGCTGCCCTACAAAACTGCCCCCGGTGGTCGCTATGGCTATCAGCGTGAAGGTGCTCTGCCGACGAACATGGCGTTCCGCGGCATCAACGAAACGCCGTCCGAAGGTCGTGGTGTCATCAACGACTTCACCGAACAGTGCTTCCCGCTCGCTGGCAACATCGACGTGGACCGCGTGTTGATCAATCGCTTCGGCCCCTCGCGCCGGTCGATGGAAGAAAACATGCAGATCAAGGCGAAGGCCAAGAAATGGGCCGACACCTTCGTCAACGGTGACAACGCTTCGCAGCCGCGTGAATTTACCGGCGTCAAGCAGCGTCTCCGCGCCGTCGGTTCGGGCGCCACCTCCGTTGACGGCTCCAACTATGAAAGCCGCGTGATCGCCAACTCGACGGCCTCTGGCGGCGGCGCGTTGTCGCTGACCATGCTCGACCTGGCAATCGACAACAACAACGGCACGAACGCGATCCTTCTGCCGCGCGTTCTTCGCTCGCGCTTCCCTGCTGCCGTTCGTGACGCCGGCGTGTCCGGTCTGTACACCAACGACAAGGAAGACATGGGCCACCGCGTCGAGCGCTACCGCGGTATCCCGCTCTTTGTCGGCTATGAACTCACCCCCTTTGGTGCGTTCCTGCCCTTCAACGAAGTGGCCTACGGCGGCGGCTCGGCAGTCACCGCGTCGATCTACACCATCAATTTCAGCGAGGAAGGGCTTTGCGGCCTGGAAACCTCCCCGATGGAAGTGACCGATATCGGCCTGACCGAAGCTGGCGTCCTCTACCGCACGAACGTCGAGCACGACAACGGCCTGTGCCTTGAAGGCGCTTATGCGGCCACGCGACTGACCTCGGTCACCAACGCCGCAATCGTGAAATAAGGAGAAACTGCAATGACCTTCAATCGCGCCTATGCGCTTGACGCCGCTACCGGCCTCATCAAGCGCGCACCCGGCCAAGCCGCCCTCACGTCGGACGGCTATGTCGGAACGCAGCATGACCAACAGGCCGCTACCGCAAGCGACATGGTTCTGGTCCTCAATGTCGAAAGCATCGTTACCAACGGTGCGACCGGCGAAACCTACAAGTTCTACATCATCGGTTCGAATGTCGCAGACCGTTCCGATGGCGAAGTGCTTGGCTACTTTGCTCTCGGCAAGGCTTCGCAGCTTACCGGATCGCAGGAAACCCGCGATACGGTTGCCGGTGATCGGATCGTCGCGCCGTTCCGCACCGAAAAGAACCGGACCCGCTACCGCTATGTAGACGCCTATCTCGACGTTGCTGGTACGGCGCCGTCCATCGCCTTCAACGCCAACCTCTCCAAGGAGATTTGCTAATGCCCACGATGGTCAAGCTCGCCGCCGCCAAGGGTTACAAGCCTGGGAATGCAGAGCAGGAGGCGGCTTATTCGGCCGCCAAGCGCGCTGGCCCAAAGGACTATGATTACGTGACCGCAATGGAGAACATCAGGAACTCTGGCGGCATGTATGAAATCCTGACGGATCAGGCTCCGGTCGAAGTGCCGCTCCCGCGCAGCGTGGACGACATGAGTAACGACGAGCTGAAGCTCGCAATGGTGACGCTCGGCATCAAGACCGAGAAGAAAATGAAGCGCACTGACATGATCACCATCGTCAAGTCGCGGATGAGGGAAATCGACGTCGAGGTGGACGAGACGCCCGACGAAGATGACGAATAACCCCCGGCGAGCAAGTCCTCCTGAGAGGCTTGGGGTTTAGCAAGGGGCGGCTTCGGCCGCCCCTTGTGCATTAGACAGGACATTCGCTCATGCAAGTGTCCCCGGCATGGCTTCTTCTTTCTCCATGTTGCAGATCATCAACGCTGCCCTTGTCGCTCAGGGGCAGTATCCGATTGATACGAATGACGGGTCAGACGAGTGGGAACTCCTCTCCCGCAACTGGCCCCTGATCGTCGAGGCGGAGCTTGAGGACGGCGCCTATCAGTTCTCCAAGCAGCAATTCAGCCTTCTGACCCGGATCGACGGGAAGTTCGGCTATGACGATGGTTACACGCTGCCCTTGACCATCCTGCATGTGCGCGAACTCTGGACCGAAGACACCGCTGGCGTCCGCGACTACATCGACTGGACCCAGGATGGTGCGGCAGTCTATGTCGACCATGACAGCGGCGTCTTCGTCGAGGGCGTGATCGTTGCCCAAGAGGATCTGTGGAGCGCCAATTTCAGCCGCGGCGTCCAGATGAAACTGGAAGCGCTGATCCTTCGCGCTCTGAAAGAGGAAGAAACCTCAGCCGCGCGCATGGAAATGCAGGCCGAAGTCCATTTTGAGCGCGCCCGCGCCATCTCGTCGAAGTCCCGCTCTGCCACTTCGCCGTTCATGAGGGGGCAGATCGCCACTGCCCGGTTCCGCCGTGGCTAGACGGAAACAAGCAATCACTCAGCGGGACTTCTCACTCGGGGTTCTGAACGAAGACTTTCTCGAAGGCGACGATCTCGAAGCCCGGCAGAAGTCCATGCGTGGCGGATTGAATATCCGTGTCACGTCCTCTCGCACGCCAAAGGGCAGGGCAGGG